TGTGTGGGCTCTAGTGCGAAAAATTTATGAGTGGTCAAAAAAATATAGGGTTACCAAATGCAGATTGAACAAGTAGGGATTGAATCGCTTATCCCGTACGCTCGAAACTCTCGGACTCATTCCGACGAACAGGTTGCGCAGGTTGCGGCGTCGATTAGGGAGTTTGGGTTCACGAACCCGGTTCTCATCAGCTCGGACAACGACATTATCGCCGGGCACGGGCGCGTCCTAGCGGCCCGTAAACTGGGGATGGTGGAGGTTCCTTGTATCCGGCTGGGCCACCTAACAGAGGCCCAGCGGCGGGCTTACGTTATCGCCGACAATAAGCTCGCGCTTAACTCTGGGTGGGATGAAGAGATGCTAAAGGTTGAGCTTCGCGGGTTGGAGGAAGAGGAGTTTGATCTTGGGTTAACCGGGTTCTCTGAGGAAGAACTTGCCGCGCTCCTCGTCGTGCAAACCTTGGAGGGAAATACAGATCCAGACGAAGTACCGGAGCCTCCGGCAGATCCTGTGTCGGTTCTAGGTGACGTATGGATTTTGGGGAAGCATCGCATAGCGTGCGGAGATTGCACCGACATGGGGACAGTCGAGGCCGCTCTCAACGGAGTGCAGCCTCACCTCATGGTTACCGATCCGCCTTATGGGGTCGAGTACGATGCGAATTGGCGCATCGTAGAAATGCCCGAAAAGAACACTGGGAAAGAGGGCGGCTCAAAAGGAAAAGTGCTTAACGACGACAAAGCAGACTGGCGTGATGCTTGGGCGTTATTTCCCGGAGACGTTGCTTATGTATGGCACGGTGGAATCTTGGCGCACGTCGTCGCGGATAGTCTGCTTGCGTGTGATTTTGAAATTCGCTCTCAAATCATCTGGGCTAAACATCAATTTGTTATATCAAGAAGCCACTATCACCATCACCATGAGCCTTGCTGGTACGCAGTCAGAAAAGGCGCAACGGGACACTGGGCTGGCGACAGAAAGCAATCAACACTTTGGGAGATTCCTAAGCCGCAAAAATCCGAAACAGGACACAGCACACAAAAGCCGGTCGAGTGCATGAAACGTCCGATTGAGAACAACTCTTCTCCCGGTCAAGCGGTCTACGAGCCTTTTTCTGGGTCAGGCACCACAATCATCGCTTGCGAAATGACGGGCCGGTGTTGTCATGCCATCGAACTTAATCCCGCTTATGTGGATGTTGCGGTGAAACGCTGGCAAGACTTCACGGGCAAGCAGGCTGTCCACGCCGTGAGCGGTAAAACATTCGATGAATTAAAAACTGCCCAATGACATTCTCAGAACAACTGGCCAAAGCTCAGGTTGCCAACATCCTTAAAAAGGCGAAAGCCGGGAAAGTCGTTAGCAACCGGGAGCAGAAGCTTGTTCAGGCGTTCGAGTCTGGTGAGCCTCAGAGCGGTTACCTGACGCAACGGGAGGTCGCCGCGCATTTTGGCGTCACTCACCCGGCTGTCATTAAGTGGGTTCGCAAGGGATGTCCGCTGACGTCTCTGGCAGCCGTTTCGGAGTGGCTTAAAAGTCAGTCAGACCTTGAAACGAACAACCTTGAGTCAGCCAAGCTCAAGAAGATTCTGTTGGAGGTCGAAAAGCTTGAGCTCCAAATCTCGCAGCAAAAGGGCGAGCTGATCGCCATCGACGCCGTGCGGGAGAAGGCGACCCGTGCTGGGGCACTACTGATTGCGGAGCTTGCAAGTATGGCAAACGACGCTCCCGGAATGTTGGCCGGAGCGGACGAGGCAACGATCCGCGAGCGGCTGGAGGCGCGGCACGTGTTGCTTGTGCAGCGCTTCCGGGAAGCGTTAGAGGAATGCGAGCATGTCGTTTGACCCGGTCACCGATGGCCTTCTTGCAGGGGCCATCCCTAAGTTCCGTGAATCCATCCTCGACTGGATCACCGCACACGTCCGGATCCCGCACTCGGCGAGGAGTACGCAGTTCGATAGGACGGTCGCTCCGTGGCTGAACCAGATTTTCGAGGCAATTCAAGACGACCGAGTGAAACAGATTGTTGTCTGCGCTCCGACCGGCGGCGCAAAGACAACACTTTTGGAATGCGTCGTCCCGTTTGTCGTGGCCTGTCAGCCTGGGCCGATGTTGATTACGGGACAGACCGATGACATGGCGAAGGAGTGGGCTGAGAGCAGGTTGCTTCCGATGCTGGATGCTTGCGAGCCTGTGGCGCGGTTGTACCCTGCCGACCGTCACAGCAAACGAAAAACGGCGGTTATGTTCCCGCATATGAGCCTTTTTTTAACGGGGTCGAATATGTCGAGCCTTCAAGAAAAATCCGTGCGCTACGCATACGGGGACGAGGTTTGGCAATGGCGGCCCGGAATGGTCGGAGAGTTGAAAAAACGCCACCATGATCGATGGAACCGGAAGACAATTTTAGTCAGCCAAGGAGCGGATGAAGGGCATGAATTTCACGAAGAGTTCGACGTGGGGCGGGTGTTCGAGTGGTACTACCGGTGCGCGAGCTGCGCAGGATTGCGGCGTTGGGCGTGGCCAGAAATTCAGTACGAAGAACACAAAACCGAATCGGGCGATTTTGACTGGGGGCGAATTGCGCAGACTGTGAGGCACGTGTGCGGTGGGTGCGGGCATGAAACGCAAAATACGACAGCAGCGCGGCGAGCGATGGCGGCTTCCAGTGAATACGTTGAGCAACCGGGTAACCCGGTGAGCGGTTGCGTTTCGTTTCATTATCCCGCGTGGTCAATTTGGTGGGTGGACTGGGCCGACCTTGTGCGGGAGTGGCTATCAGCAAACGAAATGAAGAGGAAGGGTGTGTTGGATGAGCTTCGGCAATTCACGCAGAAGCGCGGGGCCGAACGATGGAAACACGAACAGGGAGTGCCGGAACTGAATTTGGTGGCGGCGGATTACAGCAAAGCGGACTTGATCCACGGTGAACTCGTTGATGGAGAGATTAAGCGGTTTCTGACTGTCGATGTGCAGCAGGATCACTTCTGGGCTTTGATTCGGGCATGGCGAGCGGATGGATCTAGTCGGTTGGTTTGGGAAGGTCGGGTGTTGACGATTGAGATGGTGCGCGACCTTCAAAAGCGGATGAAGGTAGAGGATAAGCTTACGTTCATCGATGCGGGCTACGACAAACACAAGGTTTACGCCTGGGCCGCGCAGTGGAATTGGACAGCGATACACGGATCCGGGTTGGATGGGTTCAAGGACGAAAGCGGGAAGATGCGGTTATTCTCACGCATCCAGCGGGCGACCGCATCGAACGGGCTCGAAGCTCGGTACGTTTTTTGGATAAACGACGGAATCAAGGATTCGCTTGCGCTGCTGCGGGCTCGCGGCGCGCCGCGTTGGGAATTCCCGAACGACGTTTCGGCTGAGTACCTGTTGCACCTCAATTCGGAGATGAAACGGGAAGTGCTGGACAAGCAGACGAAGCGAATGAGGTTGCGTTGGGTAAAAATTGGCTCTCGGCAAAACCACCTTTGGGACTGCGAGGCGATGCAGGTCGCAGTCGCTACCATGACGAAGATCCTGAGAGACGACCCGTTGACAGTACCTGACAAGGCATGACGGCGTACCCGCAATTCCTTCGAATGTTCATGGCCCTTGATGTGGGCCGGCTTCGCGCTTTGCGTGACAACGCTTTTGACGAAGCGATCAAACTGGAAGGCGCCATCGTTTCATCCAGCGTCAACGGTTCTTCATTCACGTTGGATTTCAAGGACATCAAACTCGCACCGGATGACATTGCGACACTGGCGCAGATGGCACTAGACGCCAAGGCCAGAGGGTTTCAACGGCCAATCACGCGCACGGTTGCGCTGTTCAATTAGCCATGCTCGACAAACTTATTTCCATTTTCAAAAAGCCGAAGGTCGGAGCGATGCTTGGTAGCGTAAGCTCGCAACGGCTTATTCAAGCGGGCTGGAGCGGGCTGCGACCGTACTGGCACACGCACACACAGTCGATCACAAAAGAGGTGAGCGTTGGTGAGTGGAAACGAATCGTTTCCGCGTCGAACAAAGCCTTCTGGAATTTCGGGCCGATCCAAGGAGCGATCGAAGAGAAGGCGATGTACTCCGTTGGCAAATCATGGCAGCCACGGCACGTTGGCGGCAAGGGTGACCGCCGCGTTCGCGAGTGGGGGGATATCGTCGAGGAATGGCTCGTAAACCAATTCTATCCGGTCGCATACATTAACGGCTTGGACTTTGTCACGGGGCTCTACCTCGATTCGGTAGCCATCGACAGAGACGGCGACACCTTCACGCTTTACTCCGAAAGCCGCGATGGCTACCCGCAGCTTCAGGCGATCCCGTGGCATGCGGTCGGGAGCCGAGACAACGGAAGCGTTCTAGAAAGCGGGCCGTACAAGGGGCTCAAGTGTTACAACGGAGTCATCCTTTCAAAGGGGCGTCCCGTTGGGTTCAACGTGTTCGGCGACGACCAAGCGGACGCCCAACTGGATCAGCAGATCTCCGCGCGTTCGATAGATTACCTTTCAGAACCACGCTCCTCCGATCAAGTGCGGGGCTTCCCAGCGGTTACGTCTGCCTTGCTCGACTTGCGAGACCTGACGACCGTGCAGAGCTACATGCGGGAAGCGTCGAAGCTTTGCGCGTCCATTGGGCTCATCGAGCACAACGAGATGGGGATGGCCGATCCGAATGACCCCGTGTTTGAGCTAATGAATGCGGAGGCTCCTAAGCAGCCCACGCAGCTTGTAGGCGAAGAAATCATGGGTGGATCCGTTCGCTACTTCCGGGCGGGCTCACAGTCCAAACTCGAACAGCTTACGCAGGTACAACCGAGCGACGCGCAGGAGCGTTTGATGGATCGGCTAATGCGGAACTGCCTGCACGGTTGCGGGATGCCTTATGAGTTTTTCTGGGATCCGTCCAAACTAAGCGGGCCAGCCGTTCGGCAGGTCATCACGAAAGTGAATCGTTCGGTATCCGACCGGCAAACGCT